GCATTGGTCCTTGAATGGCACATCTTGGATGCACAATGGTTCGGAGTCGCCCAACGCAGAAGAAGAGTCTTTGTGCTTGCTTGCTACGATCCTAGAACCGCTGCAAGATGTGGACAAGAAATATTATCTGTCCCCCAAGACAGCGAAGGGGATATTAAACAGGGCAGGAAAAAAAGGAAACGAGTTGCCAGAGAAATTGAAGAAGGCCCTGATAACCCTGTCCTCTATGGTCAATCAGGACACGCAAGATGGACAGAAGGCGGAGTAACGCTTGCTGCTAGTGATCATAAAAGACCAGAGCGAAATGTTGTGCTAGAGCCTTTTGTAAAAGTTAGACGCGCGCAAAATACAGAAGACTTTGAAACATGGGCTGAGGGTGGTGTTTCTCCAACACTTAACGCATTTGATAATACTGGAGAAAGCCGAGCAACTGTGCTTGTCTTTCAACCCGGAACTATGGTTCGTCAAGGTAGCGGGGTATCTGAAGATATAGTGCCAACTCTTAGGGCAGAGCACCATAATGGAGATAACTTCCCACATATTGCAATAGAGCCAATCTCTTTTCATGCAAAACAAGATCCGATTTCATCTGAAAATATTTCTCAGACGCTATATGGACAGAATGGAATTGCTGTTGCTGTTCCTCCAATAATTGTTGATGGAACAAGAACAAACGATATTCGGATTTATGAAGATCAAATTGCTCCTACGCTTAAACATAGAATGGGGACTGGTGGTGGTCAAGTGCCATTGGTAGGGATAGAAGAGCCTGTGTTGGCTTATGATGGCTATAATAATGCCGTTTCTGAAAATATTTACAGAACATTAAGAATCGGCATTGACTCTGCAGACCATATTGCAATTCCAATTCAAGGAACAATTATTGGAAGATCAGATACGGCCGGTCCACAAGGCAAAGGTTTTGGCAATGAAAACGATCCTTCCTATACGCTAGACACAATATCTCAACATGGTGTAATGACTCCAGATCTTATTTTAAGAAGATTGACCCCGCTTGAGTGTGAAAGGCTAATGGGATTTCCAGACGGTCATACGGCATTCGCAGCAAATGGTAAGAAAATAGCGGATACAAATAGATATAAAATGTGTGGCAATGCAGTAGCAACGCCTGTAGCAAAATGGATAGGAGAAAAAATATATGCGATTTAAATTTATCTGTGACAGATTATCTGGATGGGTTGCACTTGGCATCACTTTAAATTGGGATGATGGTGTATACTTTGGGGTGTACATTGCGAATTGGCTTGTCGGGCTTCAGTTTTATAGAAAGAGATAAATATGCCGGATATGATAATTAATAGAGATATTTTGGCTAATCACATGGGTGATAAAGCCGAAGAATTTTTAGAATGCTTAAGGATAGTTGAAGACATTATTGAAAATCCAGATCATTATGTTGGATTTCAAGCAATTAAGTATGCAAACATTCTTGCTGGATATAGAACATTGATGATAGTTAAATCTCAAATGTATAAGAGAAAATCTACAATGATGTCTGAGCAAGACAAATTTGTAAACGATATATGGAAAACCATGTATGAAGCATTAACAGAAAATATAAATGCACTAAAATTGGCAGCAAAAGGAGCTAATAACTAATGAAATCACTAAAAAAATTGCGTGAAAAGAAAGATGATACCGTAAAAGAAGTGCCTGTTGAAATTAGAAAAACACTTGTTGAGGGTATTGATGAACACTTAGAGAAAAGAAACTCGCCTGTTTTTAAACAAGTAAGTGGTTTTCACCCAAGTTACACAAATCAATGCTCTAGGTATTGGTACTATTTGTTTACTGGGGTTCAAATGAAGTCATCATTTAGTCCTCAGACTTATAGAATCTTTGATAATGGACACTCTGTTCACAATAGACTTTACAGTTACTTTAGAGAGATGGGTATTCTTTTAGAAGAAGAAATTCCAGTAACATGGGGTACGCCTCCAATTGAAGGCACAGCAGATGGTATTATAGATTGGGGCGGTCGTAAGCTGATTGAATTAAAATCAATTAGCTCTGAGGGCTTCCATTATAGAAAACTTTATAATAAACCAAAAGACGAGCACTACAGACAGGCTCAGATCTATATGAAATGTTTAGATCTTGATTCTGGATATGTAGTTTACGAAAACAAAAATAATCAAGAAATTTTACCAATCTACATTGAAAAAGACGAAAAATTTATCACCAAACTATTTAAAAAATATACAGAGATTTATAATAATTATCTGAATAATCAGATACCTGAGCGCCCATACAAGAGAACATCAGCAAATTGTAGTTCTTGCGACTTGGCTGCTTTATGTTGGTCGGAGAATGTACAAGAAGGAAAAGAGGAAATGTTCTAATCCAGATTGCAAGAAGGTTTTTATTGCAAAAGTATATAACGCTGTCTACTGCTCCCCAGAATGTAGAAGAATTATTACAAATAAAAATCTTCTTGCAAACTATTATGAAAAGAAAAACAATAAAAATAAAAAAAGAATATGCAAAACACCGGATTGCAATACAGTTCTTTCTAGATATAACAAAGAAAAAATTTGTGAAAGTTGCAAGAGGGAAAGATATATTAAACGCCTTATGTCTTGGGGATGGTCAGAAAAACAGGCAAGAGGCGAAGATATATGACAATTGGAAATTTAGTGGCATCTGTAAAAAACTCTAGAATTATAGCAATTGATCCAGCGTCACATTCTTTGGCTTGGGTGATATATGACATTAAATCATCAAAGATATCTATATTTGCATGCGGGAAGATTAACTATAAAGAGTACAAGGGGGCTTCTGCTAAGTTCTCCGTGATTGATAAAGAGTTAAAAAAGGTATATAAGGAGTATAAGCCACAAATTGGAATTATTGAGCAATCAATTTATGTTCAGAATTTTGAAACAAGCAGAATAATATCTTACATTATTGGTTATTCATGGGGTGTATTAAATAATTTTGGCTGCCAGATAACAGATGTGAATCCACTTGTTTGGAAATCCGGTATTGGTTACAAGAATTTAAACAAAAAAGAACAACAGGTTTTTGCAGAAAATGGAGAAAAGGGTTCTCTTGCAATTAAATTAAAAAAAGAAAGAAAGCGCCGGGTGCAAGAGATTGTAAAAAATTACTTTACGGATATACCAGAATATCTGAAAGATGATGATATCATAGATGCAGCAGGAATTGGTCTTTGGTACTGTAAGAAAGTTTTAGAGGAATCAAATGCAAAGTGAGCCATACAAAGACAAAGCTTTTCTATACGAAATGTATGTCAAAAGAAGGATGAACTTGACAGACATTTGCAAACACTTAAAAAATACTTACAATATCGAAGTCACCCCGCAGGCAATTTATAACTGGGTAAAGAAGTACGATCTTCTTAAATTTAGAGGCAAGGGTAGAAATTTGTCTGCAACCAGCATGAGGAGACCTCAATCTGCTGCTCAAAAAGCTGCCAATGAGCGCAAGAGAGAAATACAAAAAAGAGTAAGGCAGAGAAAAAAGGAGATTAGAGGGCAATGAAATCAATGAGAAGAAGTGTAAGTGTAAAAGATATTACAAGTTTTGCAACCTTAGATATGATTTATAATCAAGTTAGGGTTATTGAAGCAAAACAAAATGCAACTCAATATAAGTGTTTGGGCTCTGGCAACTGTTGCCGGATTGGATTGAATATCCACATGGGAGAATGTGCAAACATTGCTTTTAATCTGCGTCAGCAATATTATCTAACTTACGAAGATAAGGGGCAGCAGGCTGCCGATGAGTGGATGGAGGAAGTTGTAAATAATCTAAAAGAAGCAATGTATGACTCTGATTGGGAGCCAGGTGGCGTAACCAAAAGACATTGCGCTTTCTACAAGGGTGGATGCACCATTTATCGTTACAGGCCAATGGTCTGTAGGACGTTTGGAACAGTAACACATGTAGATGACTATTGCCCTAGGATTAGAAATGCTAACGGGAACATTGATTATTTTGCAGGCGATGGTGTTAAGAGAGTCATTACGGCTTTCCAAGACTTTTTGAAAGAATATTCTTCTGATAAAGACCAGGGCTACAATATGGTTGTTTATATGCCTTTAGGCGTTTTAAGTTTTCTTTTGACTGATGAAGAGTTAATTCAGTTAGAAGAGACAAC